TTTTGTAACACAAAAAAACGCATTACAAATTAATGCAATGCGTTTTTCAACAATTAAAATCCGATTTTTATGAAACCACCACGTCAGATACTAATAATTTTAATGCAGTTTTTGTTGTTGAATCCAAGAATGGTGAATTGTCTTTTTCTTCAGCATTGATTGCTAAAGTAAAACCGCTCAAATCCCCAGATGCACCACCAGTTACTTTTGTCATATTAGACATAGTACCATTGTAAGCACCTACAAGAACAATGTTTCCGTTGTAGTCTTCAACAAAAACGCTTGGTCTTCCAGCACAAATCAATTGTGCTTGTGCTTGTAAATCTGCCGATAATTTTGGCAATGTAACCGCTAATGCTTGTGCAACAAAGAACGTTCCGTTGTCTTCCGAAGAAGTTCCCGTTTCCGTTAAAGTGTTTGTTGTTGCTTTTACTTCATATTTGAAAACTTCGTCTAAAGTTCCCAATGATGTAACTTGGTGTGCAGTGATTACTAATGCGAAATCTTCAGCAGTTCCGTTTGCGAAATAAATTGATTTTATTCCACCTTTTTGGTCCTTGCAATTAAGCAATTTTCCTTTTGAAACTAAACAAGACATATATTTTTTATTTAAAGTTATTTAATAAACCGACACTTTTTCAAATGTCGGTTTTTATTTTTTGTGAATTAGTCTTCGTAAGTTAACCAAACGATTTCACTTGGATTGTAATATCCAACTCCAGCCGCATAAACAACTTTTCCACGAACTTTTCCAGTTAATAAACCGATTTCGTCTTCATCTACTAAAGTAAATGTATTGTAGTCAGCAAGTAAACCAGTTCCGAAAACAAGATTTTTTCTTTCGAAAACCGCAACCGTGTTGTCTGGTAATCCGTTCACAACCTCGATTGCATAACGACCAATTGACAATGCGAAATCTGTATTTCCTAATCCGTTAGTTACTCCAGCAGTAGCCAATTTGAAAGCATACATTTGAGCAACGTCTGGCGAAACCGCAACTACTAATTCTTTACGTCTTAATGCGTAAGGAACCGCATTCAATGCTGGTTTTAAATAAGCATCTAAAACGTTCGATTCAGATACAACCGCACTTGGGTTTGTCAATCCGTTTCCACCTTTTATGATGTCAGCGTCAGCCGCCCATAAAGTGATGAATCCGTCAAATTCGTCAGCGTTTGCGTCAGAACCTTGCCAAATGTCAGTTTCTAATTTTTCAGCCATTGCGCCTAAAACTTCCATTTGAATTGCCTCCATTATGTCAGCTGGTGCGTTTGGATTTGATGCGTTTGCACCCATAATTCCGTCAGACCAAGTTGCACGGAAATCTTCTTTACAAACGTCAAGGTCGTTTTTGAATTTTTTAGGTTCTAAAGTGTTTTCGTTTAAAACCATTGCACCAGCAGGTGTGAATCCGCAAGAATATGCAGTCGTTCCGTTAGTGTATTGAATTTTTCTTAATGCTAATTTGAAGTTTACGTCTTCAGCGATTGTTACAATGTTTTTTGAAATTGTGTCAATTTCTTTGAATGCTTGACCGATAATTGCACCAGCCGCTTTTCCATTGTAATTTGATGTTACTGTTGTTGTTGTTGCCATTTTTTAGTTGTTTAAATTTTTAACGTTTTTTAAAATTCTTTGTTTTTTTGTTAAATTCACTTCAACAACTTGTGTTGTTTCTGGTGTGATTTTTACTGAAGGTTTCACTTCTTTTGAAAGTTTAATTTCTTCGATTTGTTTTGTTAATTCAGTTTTGATTGTTTCAATTTCCGTTCCAACTTGTTTTGAAAATTGCATCATCATTTCTTTGATTAAGTTTGTCAATTTTTCAGTTGCGTCGTCAGACATTTCAACTTCTTCTTCAACAACAATTTCGTCTTCAGTTTCAACTTCTTCTTTTACTTTGATTTCAGCGATGATGCCTTCTTCAACAATTACAAGAATTGTGTTGTCTTCAAGTTCGTGTTCACCAATTGGCGCTGGAATTAAATCCCCATTTTCTGCAACGATAAAAACCGCTTGTCCTGGTTCAAAAGATTCAGCCTCTAAAATTGTAACACCGTCAATCAATTTCATTTGAGCCATTTTGATTTCGACTTTTTCAGTCTTATTCAAAACCGCATCAAAACCAGATTTGATTGCATTTGTAATTTGTTCAGTTAAATTCATATTTGTTTGTGTTAAATTGATTTTTTCCAAATCGAACATTCCATCAATAGAAAATCCTTTCACTTGTCCAGTTTTTACGTAGTCATTCCAAATGACATCGTTATCAACTTTCATAGTTGCATACCAAGTCCCAATTGGTTCAGTCATTCCGTATTGAACTGACTTGTCGTGAACGTCGTCTTCTTTGATCCAAGATTCAACAAATGTAACACCTTCAATTTCTTTGTCGTGTTCTAATGATGAATTTTGTTGATACGACATTTTAAAAAAGTTTTCCATCGATTTGCGAATCGTTTCTTTTGAAAACTTTATAAAAAATTCGTGTCCATTTTGATTTCTGTAAATTTCCAAGTCTGGAACTAAAACCGCACCAAGTAAAAGTCTTTTTTCGTTGTCAATAGTTGACAATTTAATTTGCTTTTGTTTACTTAATGCAATAAAATTTGATTCGATTGCTGGTGTTTCTACTAAAGAAATACCAAAAACTCCATCTGTTTGACCTTCGTTGAAAATTACTTCGAATGTTTCCATATAATAATAATTAAAATTTGTTATTTTGTTATAAACTTTTATCCAAGTGATGCGTTTGAAATGATGTTTCTGTCTAATGATTGAGCAGTCGTTACCGCACCAGAAACAACATACGCTTGTATTGGATTTTGTTGCATTGCACTTCCTAAACTTGACGCTAATTGATTTGTTCCAGCGTTTCCGACAACGTTAAATTGTGGCGCTGAAGTTGCACCACCAGTCGCACTCGAAGAAATCGAAGGCGCTGAAGAACCACCGCCACCACCTGGAACTTTTACAGATAAAATCGACTTAACGTTTTTAATACCAGCCGCAATTGCAAGTCCAGCGTTTACTGGTGCAAGAAATGGTCCAACATAAGGGATTCCGACGGTCGCATCATACGCTTTTTGTGCGGATAAGAATGTCGAAATTGTTGCACTTGCAACTGACATCGCTTTTCCAGCCGCAGTTTCTTTTCCAAGTAAATCAGATGCACCAGCCAAAGTTTGAGAAACGGCATCAAGTGCGTCAATTTTCGCTTTTCCTTCTAATTTGTCAAGTTCTATTCTTGCTTTTACATTTGCGTCTTTTGCTTTTGTTCGTTCTTCTTCAGTCTTGAAATCACCTTCAGTTATGATTGCGTTTTGCTCATCAAGAATTGCACGACGTTCGTCAAAACTTAATGCAGTATTTTCATATTCCTTTTGCTTGTCTTCAAGTTCTTTTGTCGTTTTCTTTTCCGCTTCAATTGCGTCAAGTTCTTCGCCTTTGATTCTATATTTTTCTAAAATGTCTTGACGTGCTTTTGCTTTTTCTTCTTCAGACAATTTAATATTGTCAAGTTCTTCCAAATCACGTTGCTTTTGCAACTCTAATTTTTCACGATCCGTTTTCGCTTTTAAGTCTTCAAGTTCTTTTGCCGATTTTTCTTCAATTGATTTTAATGCGTCTTTTTGTTTTTGAAGTTCGTCTTTTTCTTTTTGACGTGCTTCATCATCTTTTTTGTTTGCTTCGTCTTGTCTTTTTTGTGCTTCGTCTGATGCTTGTTTATCAATACCTTTTATCTGTAATTGTAAACCAGCTTTGTCATTTCTTAATTTATCTAAATATTTTTTTTGTTCCGCAACAACTTTTTTCCCTTCCGCTTCAGTTTCTTTTGGATCAAAAATTAATTTTGCCAATGCGTCTTTTCCTTTTTCAATTAATTTTTCATCAACTCGTGCTTCAATATTCACACCAGGTATTTTGTTTACCAATTCAATTATACCATTGATTGCTTTTGCACCCATTTGATAAACTGAAGAAATTGGAATCGTCAAGAAATCCAATACCGAACGCAAAAGTTTGTAATTTCTTTTTTCTGCGTCAAGTGCTAATTTGTTTGTTACAAGTTGATTTTGAATTTGTATTTCACCCGCTTTTATTGTTTGGTCCGTTTGTGCAATTTTCATTTGCAAAATCTGTTTTTCAGATTTTCCTTGCAATTTCAAAACATTGTCTTGACTTCCGATTGCATCAAGTTTTCCTTTTTCTGCGTCAAGGTTTTTTTGACTTAATGCATTCAATTGTTTTTGTTCTTCAGACACACCAGAAACCGCTTCTTTTATATCATCCCAATATGTGTATATAGCACCCAATGCGATGACAAGTAAACCAATACCAGTAGAACCGATTGCGGCTTTTATTCCGTTGAAAGCATTTATTGCGACCGCTTTTAATTGTTTGAATGCGTCAGCACTTTCACCAAGTTGTTGCAACCCAGTTGAAAGCGCCATTGCACTTTGAACTTTTAAAAGTGTTTTTTCAACGTCTTCAGATTGAGCGCCAACAAGTCCCATTGCACCTTGAACGGCTGAAAATCCACCAGCAACACCAGACAATGAAGACGTCAAAGATTTAAACTTTGCGTCTGGATTGAATGCGTCTGTCAAAGATTTGGCATCACCGATTGCGTCTTTTAATTCAGACGCTTTTTTTGCGGCATTGACCGCTTCTTGTGAGGTTGCACCAAATTTTAAACTCAATTCATTTACTTCGTTTTGTGCTTCACGAAATTGTTGTTTTAAAGATTTGACCGCACCTTCGGCTTGTTCGCTTTGTATTTTTACATCAATTACTTTTTCAATTGCCATTGTCTTGCTTTTTTAATTATTTGTTTTAATGTTTTCGGAAATTGATATTTCCCTTTTGCACTTGCAATGATTTCGTTTTGTTCAAAATCTTGTGCCAACTTCAGTAATTGTTGTAAATTATCCATTTTGTGTGATTACGATTATGTCATTATTATTTGAAATTATGCTATAAAATAAATCAACTTTGCTTGTGTTTTCGTTTACTTCAATTTCAACATAGTTTCTAAAACTTTCAATTGTTTTTATTTGTCCGTTTAAATCTTGTTGAATTGTCCAAGTCAAAGGTTCGTTTGATGTAGTGTCAAATCTTAAAGTTTGAGCCGACGAATCAATTGTTCTTCCAACTGAATTGTCAAAAATTATACTTCTAAAATCTTGAATCAATTCCATTTGAACTTCAAACGTTTTTAAATTTGTCGTGAATTGATTTATAATATATCTTTTATCACGAATAACAATTCGGTCGTTCAATTTTAAATTTAATAATTCAGAATAAGGAAGTCGCATTGATACTTTTACCATTCTTGATTTTAATGAATATAAATTGCTTAAATAATTGAAATAATAATTTTGAAATAAAGTGTTTGTGATTGTACTTAAATAATACGAACTTATTTCAATTCCCCAATTCAAAGTCTGTTTTGTGTTTTGATAATTTGTGTCTTGTCCAAATACATTATAGTTTGAAATTACGCTTGTTGTTGATCCGTTATTAAATTGAAAATTTCCACTTGGTACATTACCAAGTTTATACAAAATCACTGGTTTTGGTATGTAAGTTTGAAACGTTTTATTTATTGAATAAGCAACTTGTAAATTGATTCCAGTAAATTTGTTAAATAGTAAGTTTTCAAACGGAAGTTTTATTGTATAATCGTTTCCGTCAGTGTTAAAAGTTGTACTTAAATTCCCGTATTCTCTGGCACCATTGTCAAAGAATGCACGATTCATAAAACTTTCAGATTTTTCATATTCGAAATTGATTTTCTTATATGGTTTTATTCTTTCAAAATCCAAATCGGTGATTGTATATTGTGTCAAGTCTTTTATTTGTCCTTGATAATACCAATTTTCAATTTGTTCCAAAGTGTAAACTGATTCATTTTCTGAAAAAGCAGTCAAATTGAACATTTTTAAAATCGCTGAAACGAAATCTGAAACTTTAATATCTGGAACGTATTGCGTCAAATCAAGTTGTGAATTTGTTGTTCCACTTCCAGTCGCTTGTGAAATATAAGAAACCCACTCAAAGTAACCAAATGGATCATTCCACATTTGATATAAACTTGATACTTCAGAATAATATGTACACGACGAACTTGTTTGAATTGTTAAATAATACGAACCAACTTCGTTTGGTAAACTTAAATTTATATTTGTACCCGTTCCGCTTTGATTAAAATAAAATTGATTGTCTTTGTATAATGTTACAATCCAAGTTGAACTAACTGACAAAGAAGCTGAAAAATTAATCGTTCCAGATGCTTGTGCTGGATCGCCAATACTAACTTCATAAGTATTGTTTAACGTATCAAAATAAACGTTTCCGTTATCTGTTAAAATTGTAGAAAAATCAACACGAACTGGTGATGAAGTTTGTGCAAATGTTTCTTTATTTTTTAACCACAAAAACGCTTCAGTGAATCTTGATTGTGTCAAGAAATTACCTTGAAATGAAACATTGTATTTCGATTCAATTGCATCAAATATTCTTGCGATTTTAATCGCTGGAAATAATTCTGAATAAGACATAGGTGTTGCGTTGTTTGATATGTCATTCACACCGCCACCGCCATATTGCCAAACTCTACTTGAACTAATCAAAGGAAATGAAACGTCGTCATTGTTTGATGTTTCAATATTCGTTTCAACGTTTGGTCCAGAATATTCAATTGTATAATCGTTTAACGTTTCCAAATCTTTCAATTTGTCTTCACGGAATTTGTCAGTCAAAGAAGTTAAAACACCATAAAAAGTAAGTTTGTAATTCTCAATTTTGTTTTGTTTTACCGAAGCACTTTCCAATTGCCATTTTCCAACACGAAAAATTTCGTTGTCAATTTCAATAAAACCATCATAACGAATTAACTGATTGAATCCATTGTCAACTTCGTTTTCGTACCAATGACGAAAAGTTTCATTGTTCTTTTTTGAAGCTGGAATTGTAAATGATTGCGTATAATCTGTAAACACTTTCGAAATATCGTTTATATTCTGAATTGAAGAAGTTACATTGATAACTTCATCGTCAAATAAATCGATTCTTTTTACTTCTTCGATAAATCCTGGACCTGGTGAAACACCGCCTAATGAATTTATAATATTAAGTAAACAATTTTCAGATTCAAAAGTTCCGCCATCTGAAATGATTCTGTTTTCAAAATCTGAAATTGTATTGATTGCAATTCCAAAAACACCACCCAAAGAAATAATTTGATTCTTTAAACAATTTTCAGATTCAAAAGTTCCGCCATCTGAAATGATTCTGTTTTCAAAATTTTGAATAATTAAATCAATTGACGGATCAATTTGTTTTTGTGTTTTTATATATAAAGCAACTTCCATTAAATTAAGTCATTTATAAGTTTTAAATTG